CGATATTATTGACGTATTGTCTGTAATTATCCGCAGAGACGGCACAGATTATGCTTTAGAGCGTTTAAGTCGTGATGAGTATCTGACAATTCCGACAAAAACGACACAAAGTAGGCCTAATCAGTTCTTTTTAGACCGTCAAATCACTCCAAACCTTAAAATTTGGCCTGTTCCGCAGAACAGTACGGACGTTATCTACTACGATGCACTGACTCGTATGGACGATGCAGACGTTTACACCAACACAATGGACCTACCTTTCAGGTTCTACCCGTGTTTGGCCGCAGGATTAGCCTATTACATTGCTTTGAAAAGGGCTCCGAACAGGGTTCAAATGCTTAAAGCTATGTATGAAGAAGAATTTGATCGGGCAGCAACCGAGGATCGTGACAGGTCTTCGTTTAACGTTGTTCCTAGATATGAATACTATAGGACAGGCTGATGGCAAAGTACGCATCGGGTAAAAACTCATACGCTATTTCAGACCGCTCTGGTTTCAGATACCCCTACAAGGTGATGAAAAAAGAGTGGAACGGATTGCTTGTGGGTCCGGATGAGTACGAACCAAAGCAACCACAACTGGGTCCGTTTAGAACCGTGTCTGATCCGCAGGCGTTACAAGGCGCTAGGCCAGACTCGCCAAACCCTACCAGTGCTTTTCTTATTGTTACTACAAACGGTATTGTTTACTTAGGTAATGGTAACTGGAGCACAGCGGGAACAGCAGAAATGCCTTCGGAACTCGAAATAACTGACGCTTTACAAGGTGCCGTGGGCACCGTATCGGTGGTGACACCATGAGTTTTACATACGATCAGTTAAAAACAGCGATACAAGACTACGCAGAGAACGATGAAACGTCTTTTGTAACCAATTTGCCTGTATTTATACGTCAGGCAGAGGAAAGAATACTAAAAAACGTGCAGTTGAGCCTGTTTCGCAAGAACGTCAGCGGCAATATGACGCAGGCAAACCAGTATTTGGCTTGTCCTAGTGACTTTTTAGCACCATTTTCTCTTTCTTTTGTAGACGCTAACAGCGATAAGACGTTTTTAGAGTTTAAGGACACTGATTTTGTACAATCCTTTAACCCAAACCCCGCAACGACGGGTAATCCGCGTTTTTATGCGGTATTTGACGTTGATAATTTTATTATCGGTCCTACTCCCGACGCAGCAAGGGCCGTGGAGCTACATTACTTCTATAGACCTGCAAGTTTAACTGCTGGAGCAGGTTCTGGAACAACGTGGCTTAGTGAGAACGCCCAGATGGCTATGCTTTATGGCAGTTTAATTGAAGCATATATCTATATGAAGGGTGAACAGGATATAATGGCTGCGTATGAAAAAAGATTTACAGAAGCGATGACCGGCATGAAAATGTTGGGTGAAAACAAAGAAGTAACCGATGATTATCGCACTGGTATGCTAGTGAGGCCGAAACAATGAGCTTCCCAGCATTAGAACTAGACATGAACCCTGACTTCAAGGTGGAAGTACACACCACTCAGAACCGGGGCTTCACCCCAGAGGAAATTGCAGAGCGATGCGCTAACAAGATTATATCTATTAGTGATTCTGCAAACCCTGCAATACAGGCACAAGCACACGCCTTTCGTCAACACATTGTAAAGGTTTTAGAATTTTACATGCGTGAAGCGATTAAAAGTGATAGAACAACCGTGTACAACGCAATTATTGATTCTGGTAATCAAGACCTTGCGGAACTAATTAGGAGACTGTAACCATGGCTTTCAGCGGAAACTTCATGTGTACATCGTTCAAGAAAGAGCTATTGTACGGTGTCCACGACTTTGATCTCGCCAACGGCGATACCTTTAAAATTGCTCTTTACACCAACAGCGCCTCTTTCGATGCTTCAACTACTGCGTACACCACCAGTAATGAAGTAAGTGGGACAGGGTACAGTGCTGGTGGCGGAGCTTTAACTAATGTCGATCCAACCTCGTCCGGAACCACGGCACTGACGGACTTTCAAGACGAAACGTTCTCAAATGCTACAATTACGGCACGTGGCGCATTGATATATAATACTACACCCAATACTACGTCAATTTCGGTAACCAATCCGACTGTTGTAGTTTTGGACTTCGGCGCGGACAAAACATCCACCGCAGGTGACTTTACGATTGTTTTTCCAACTGCTGATGCAAGTAACGCGATTATACGGATAGCGTAATGGCTGACGTAATCGTCCCAATAGGCGGCTGGGGCCGTTCAGGTTGGGGCGCAGGCCCGTGGTCCCAGAGTGGGCTACCACAAGCTGCGGGTTCTGTAGGTTCTGTAACGGTTGTGGCGGAAGCCAATGTACCGGTAACAGGACTACAAGCAACAGGTAGTGTTGGCAGCGTAACAATAAACGCGGCAGCCAACGTATCTGTAACAGGGGTAGCTGGTACTGGCCAAGTAGGCAGTGTCACTACAACGGCAGGTGCCAATGTTAACGTTACAGGTGTAGCGGGAACAGGGCAGGTCGGTTCGGTCAGCATAACTGCTGATGCGAATGTCCCCGTCACCGGATTGGCCGGAACTGGAGCAGTAGGCTCCGTATCGGTCACCGCAGATGCAAACGTAAACGTTACGGGTGTGTCGGGAACTGGAGCAGTAGGCTCCGTAAGCGTCGTAGCTGGCGCAATTGTACCCGTCACAGGACTTGAGGCCACAGGGTCCGTTGGTTCAGTAACGATTGTTGCAAAAGCCAATGTTTTCCCAATAGGTCTTGAAGCTACTGGTCAGGTAGGCGACGCCACTATAGACGGCGAAGCTAATGTACCGGTAACAGGCTTGTCTGCGACAGGCACCACAGGTTCGGTAACAGTTAGGACCGGACAGACAATTAACGTTGGTGGTGTGAGTGGAACAGGTCAAGTCGGTAGTGTCACCGTAGAAAGTGATGCTGTAATAAATGTAATAGGAGTCAGCGCAACAGGTGTTGTCGGAAATGTACTGGTATACTCTAACATTGTCCCGGATCAAAATCCGGGTTATAGTGAGATAGATGTTAATCAGTCGCCGTCATGGTCGGAGGAAGAACCAACCCAGAGCGCAAATTGGACGCAAATAGCAGCGTGAGGATAAAATAGATGCCAAGTACCTATACAGTTAACCTCGGTATTGAAAAACCGGCCACTGGTGAGCAGTCGGGTACATGGGGTGATACTACAAACGTCAATTTCGATATTCTGGATCAAGCAATTAATGGCGCAGAGCGGGTTACGCTTACTAGCGCGGGCTCATCCGGATCACCAAACACACTTCAAATCAGCAACGGTGCGACCTCAGACGGGCGCAATAAGTGGATTGAATTTTACAGTTCAGGCGATCTAGGGGGCGATGTTTTTGTTCAGCTTGACCCAAATGACGCTGAAAAAATAGTTTTTGTAAGAAATAGTCTGGCAAGTAGTCGGTCTATTTTACTTTTCCAAGGCACTTACAACTCTGGCAGGGACCTTGAAATACCTGCGGGCGTTGACATGGTGGTCAAGTTTGATGGTGGCGGCGCAAGTGCGGCTACTGTCACGGACGTTTACACCAAGTTACGTGCTACTGAAATTACCACGCCTACACTTACCGCGGGTACTGCCGATATTAACGGCGGTACTATTGATAACTCTGTTATTGGTGGTTCTACGGCGGCAGCAGTAACCGGTACGACGGTTGTTGCTAACACCAGTTTAAATATTGCAGGTGACGGCGCAACTGTTACAGGTATCAAAGACGAAGACAACATGGCGTCTAATAGCGCCACAAAGCTTGCTACGCAGCAATCTATTAAAGCTTACGTTGATTCACAGGTCGGCACGGTCGATACGTGGGCCGAGGTTCTAGCTAATGGAGCCACGTCTGGATCAACCAACCCGGAGGTTACTGCGGGTCAGGCGCTAAAAACCAACACGATTAACGAAACCTCTGCGGGCAGCGGTGTCACGATTGACAGTGTTTTGCTCAAAGATGACGTAGTTAACGCTACTGACGTTGAAACAGGCAGTATTTCTGCAAATGACGGTACGGCTTCTGCAACAATCGCTAACAGCACGGGCGTAATGACTATCGCTTCGTCTGTATTAACAACTGCTGATATAAACGCCGGTACTATTGATAACTCTACTATTGGCGGCACAACTCCAGCAGTCGGTACATTTACTCAAGTAAATGTAGACAACATTACAATAGATGGTAATGAGATTGACGTAAGCTCTGGCAACCTAACACTAGACGTTGCAGGAGACATTATCCTTGATGCTGATGGTGGGGATCTAAGCGTTAAGGATGCAGGTACTGAGTTTGGTCGTATTTCTAACTCTGCTTCAAGCCTTCAGATTTATGCACCAGTACAAGATAAAGACATAAATTTATTAGGCAACGATGGCGGCACTACAATTACCGCGCTTACACTTGATATGTCAGATGCGGGTGCGGCTTACTTTAATTCAGGTATACATATACCTGACTTTATCTATCACGCTGGTGATACTCACACTTACTTTGGCTTCCAAGGTGGGGATCAGTTTGAGCTAGACACTGGCGGGGCAAACAGAATGAGAGTGGTAGGCTCAGAAGTTGCTTTCAATGACGATGGGGGGGATAAAGACTTCCGCGTTGAGTCTGACGGCAACACTCATGCGCTGTTTGTTAATGGTGGTACTAGCAATGTACTTATTGGAACATCGACTGTTGCCTACGCAGGAACGCTGTTAAATATTGGCACTACGTCTGATTCTCAAAACGGAATACAAATCCAAACAACAACAGATGGCAACGGATATGTTTTGTTTGGTGACGGTTCGGGTGCAGATGCGTACCAAGGGCAGATTCAATACGAACATTCCGCAGACAGGCTTACCTTACGTTCTGGTGGCGGAATTCGCGCTCAGTTTAGTCTTGGTGAAACTGTTTTTAACGAGGGCAGTGCAGACACCGACTTCCGCGTTGAGTCTGACAGCAACGCCAATATGCTGTTTGTTGATGCTGGTAATGATGCGGTAGGAATAGGTACTTCAACACCAGGTTCATATTACTCAGGAGCAGAGCAATTAGTTGTAGCTAAAGCAAGTGGTGAAGCTGGTATTACCATTGCTACTGCAAGTGATACAAACGGTGCTTTATATTTTGCAGATGGCACTGCAGGTGCTCAAGCTTATCAAGGCGGTATAGGTTATCAACACGATACTTCAAAATTATTTCTTGTTGAAAGTGGTGTAGCCACTATGTTTTTCGGACCAACCGAATATGTATTTAATGAAACAAGTTTAGACAGAGACTTCCGCGTTGAGTCTGACGGCAACGCCAATATGTTGTGGGTGGACGGTTCCAGAAACGGCATAGGCGTAGGCACCAGTTCTGTTTTTGAGCATCAGCAAGGCGCTGCGATAGACATGAGCTACGACGGGGCTATTTGGGCGGGTAACACCTACTGGGCGGGCGGTCTTAAAACAGGTGTTACATTCTATACAACAACCGCTGGCGACAAATTCAAGCACTCTAGTCGTCAGGCTGCTCAGATTTATCACAACTCACAGGGCGGCTCAATTCACTTTTACAGTGCGGCTGGCGGCACAGCCGGAGATGTAATCAGTTGGCAAGAACTAGCAGAATTTGATAGAGACGAAGTTATATTTAATAATAATAGTCATAACCAAGATTTCCGCGTTGAGTCTGATAGCAACACTAATATGCTCCATGTTGATGGTGGTAATAACGGGGTAGGCATTGGAACAACAGGAACCACAACTCCCCTTACAGTAAACGGAGGAACCGCTACTGCCGCCACGATCCAACTAGGTAATCATGGCGATAATGCAGCCATACATGCAAAGTACAACCTAGCCTTCAAAGCCGACAGCACTGAAGCAATTGCAGACAGAAGCATTGCGTTTAGCATTGGCACACACTCAGCGTTTTACTCAAACGTAGCAGGCACAGTATTTAACGACGGCGCTGCAAGCGCTGACTTCCGCGTTGAATCTGACAACAACGCAAGTATGCTGACCGTTGATGGTAGTGCAGACTTAGTAACTATTTCTGGTGGGGCAAAAGTAACCAATGAGATATTAAGGGTTAACGGGGCGCAAGTAGTTGGATCGGGTGCCGCTGGTCTTTACGCTGTTGGTCTAAATCAGATTTTTGCCGCCTCCGCCGCCAAGTATTTAAGAATACAGCAAGACGGCAGTGTTTTCGGTGGTTTGACCATTACTGCTACAGGTGATTATAGCAATGTAAACGCAATAGGTTGTTTTACGAAGATATACAGTATTGGCGCAAATGGTTCCAATACTACGTTGTTTGGGGCGGGCAATATTACTGTTGCCGATTTAGGATCAACCTCTGGTCAATTTAGTATGGGAACGCCTACTAAACCAAACGGTACAACCATATACATTCCTCTGGTTAACCTCAACTCAAGCTACATACTTAATATGTCTTTAACGGTGGAATTTAGGGGTCGTATAGATGGGATTAGCGCAATTGATATAATTGCTCAATAACTTAACCAACTGTCATTAAAGGAGAAAGAAACATGGCAATTACAAATACATGGTCCATATCGGACATGCAAAGAACTGACTCGGACGGGGTTGTATTCCTCGTTTACTGGTCAATGGTAGCGCAGAGCGATGGCGATCCATCGTACACTGCTTCAGAAGGCGGAAAACTTCGCTGTGAAGGAGACCCTTCGTCTCCAGATTTTATTCCATACGCTGATTTAACTGAGAACGATGTTCTTGGTTGGGTATACGACAGCTTGATCGAAGGCGACGAAACCGCTGCCGAAGCTAAAGCTCGCGTAGAAGCGGATCGGGATGCAAAGGTGCAAAAGCAAATTGATGCGGCTGCAACCACTGAATCTGGTGTGCCTTGGGTAACTGAAGCAGTACCAACTGAATAACTTAACTTAAACAAGGAGACTTATAATGGCGAAAAATGAAAATAAAACCATTACTGTCAACGATGTAGAACACAACATTGAAGACCTAACCGAGCAACAAGTTGCGATGGTTAACCACATTGCTGATCTGGACAAGAAGCTAGGAAGCCTACGCTTTAATATGGATCAGCTAAACGTAGGCCGCGAGGCTTTTGTCAATATGCTCACAGCGTCTCTTGCTGAAGCGGAGAATGCTGAAGAAGCTGAAGTAGTGAACGGATGATATGCCCTTACAAAAGTTACAGTTCAGGCCCGGAGTAAACAGAGAAACCACTTCGTATACAAACGAAGGCGGTTGGTTTGACTGTGACAAAGTAAGGTTTCGTTTCGGCACCCCAGAAAAAATAGGCGGGTGGGAAAAGTATTCAGGCAAAAGCTTTTTAGGCACTTGCCGGGCAATAAAACCATTCGTTGCACTAGATGGCGCAAGCTATTTGGGTGTCGGAACGCATCTAAAATACTACATTAACGAAGGTGGTGGTTATAACGACATCACCCCTATTCGTGCGACAACTGCTGCGGGTGACGTAACGTTTGCCGCGGCCAACGGATCATCTACTTTGACTGTAGCTGATACCAACCATGGCGCAAAAGAAAACGATTTTGTTACTTTTAGTGGCGCGGTAACACTTGGCGGTAACATAACTGCCGCTGTTCTTAATCAAGAGTATCAAATATCTAGGATTATTGGCGATAACTCCTACGAAGTTTTGGCTAGAGAAGTTGCTTCGCTTAACGACATTACTATTAATGGCGCTTACAGTCCTACACTTGTTGTAGCTGATGGTTCCGATACCGGTAATGGCGGTAGTTCTATTGTAGGCGCTTACCAAATTCAATCCGGTTTGGATACGACCGTAGCCGGAACAGGCTGGGGCGCAGGCACGTGGTCACGTGGATCATGGGGTTCGGGTGCAAACTTGACTGCCGTAGGCGACATTTTGCGTATCTGGAGCCACGACAACTTTGGTGAAGACCTTATTATCAACGTTCGTAACGGTGGTATTTACTACTGGGACAAATCTACCAGTTCAGCGCCTTTTGCTCGTGCAGTAGAGCTTTCCTCACTGGCTGGCGCAGACTCGACTACGCCGACTATTGCTAAACAGGTCATGATTTCGGATCGTGACAGGCACGTCATCGTGTTTGGTTGTGATCCTCAAGACGATATTGGTGTGCAAGACCCACTACTTATTCGCTTTTCTGACCAAGAAAACCCTTTGGTTTGGTCTGCACAAGCAACTAATACGGCTGGTGATCTGCGGATCGGTACGGGTTCTGAAATAATCACGGCCCTCGAAACACGGCAACAAATACTGGTGTTTACCGATAAATCGCTACACGCCATGCAGTATTTAGGACCACCTTTCACGTTCGGTATCTCTATGATTTCCGAAAACATTACTATTGCCAGTCCTTTGTCAGCTATTGCGGTAGACGATATGGTGATGTGGATGGGTGAAGAAGAGTTTTATATCTACACCGGGCAGGTGCAAAAGCTACCATGCTCTGTACGCGCTTACGTTTTCAACGATTTTAACCAAGATCAAGCTGAGAAAGTTACAGCAGCCGTAAATTCATCTTTTTCCGAGATATGGTGGTTTTATCCATCTGCAACGGTAACTAACGGCATAATTAACCAAGATATTGATAAATACGTCGTTTATAACTACCAAGAACAGGTTTGGTACTACGGTAACTTGTCCAGAACAGCGTGGATTGACCGAGGTATTGGCCAATATCCTATTGCAGCAAGCTCAGATGGCTACCTTTACTACCATGAATTTGGCCAAGATGATGGCAGCGTAAACCCCCCAGCGGCTATTAGCTCTTATATAGAGAGTAGTCAAATGTCGATTGGTGCTGGAGACAACTTTGTATTGTTGAGCAAACTTATTCCTGACGTAACGTTTGATGGATCAAGCTCACCTTCTCCAAACGTGGACTTTACCCTTGAAACTAGGCGTTTTCCGGGTGAAGAGTACACGCAAACAACAAACAGTAATGTAATTCGTACATCTACCGTGCCTGTAGAGCAGTTTACCAATCAGGTAAGGCTGCGTTTGCGGGGTCGTTCGTTTGCGTTAAAAATAGAATCAGACAATACAGGTGTTGAGTGGAGACTTGGAACACCGCGTGTTGAATTAAGACCGGATGGACGTAGATGAGTAGAGGCTTAGTACAACCACTATTCCCAAATGCCCCCTCTGATTACAATGCAGAGTATATGGCAGAGGTTACTCGTGCCTTCTCGGTTTTTCTACAACAAGTAAACAACCCCGGTCCGTGGCAGGCGTCAGCTTTGACGTTGCCAAACTTACAGACCGACAACTATAACCTTCCTCTTGGTGGTATTTTTCAGTACGGCGATGAATTGCGCATAACTGTAGCTAACAAGCCGTACCTGAGAGGATCACAAGCAGCGGGGGCCGTGGGTAACGTCACGGTGACAACATAATGAGTGATGGAACAGTAATTAATATGCCGGATGGCAGCCAGTGGAAACCTTCCACTAGCACAGACATGGTACATTGTGCTAACTGTACTAATAAGGTAGATACTCCGGAGGAAATAGCGTCATATCCGAGCGGGAATTGCCCTGAATGTGGTTCTTCATGGACTGGAGGAGAGAACCGAAGTACAATAATACAGGTAACCATGCCTGAAAGCATTACTGGTGGAGCGGGATAATGGCAAAAGAAGCATTAATGGTTGAAGAAACCGAAGAATTAGAAGAACTGGAAGTCCCGACCGGTGGTATTGGCGATTTTGTCATGGAAGATGACGAACTCGAAAAAGTTTACGGAGATGATTCCGAAGTCGATGCTAAAGAAGAGTTTGGTGACAACGGTATAGCACAATTTCCGGCGCTTGCAGAGCGCATGGCGAAGTATGGTCGAAACGAAGACAACATGCTGGCCCACGTTGCAGAGGGTGAATTAGTCATCCCCGCACAATTCCTCGAAGACGAGGTAATGAAGCAACGTATCTACGATATTCTTACAGAAGCCGGGGTTGAAGACCCTGAAGCTTATGTTGTTGGCGCAGAAGCTAACGATCTTAACCCTACGACAGGCCTACCTGAGTTCTTTTTGAAGAAACTATTCAAAGGAATTGGTAAGGCTATTAAAAAAGTGGTTAAGGCGGTTGTTAAAATCGTCAAAAAAGTCGCTCCTATTATCTTACCTATTGCATTGGCGTTCACGCCTCTCGGACCTATATACGGTGCGGCGCTTGGTTCAGGTATTGGAACACTTATAAACGGTGGTAGTATAAAAGACGCTCTCAAGTCTGCACTTATATCTGGTGCTGTCGGTGGTGTCACTGCTGGTTTCACTGGAAACACGGGTTCCTTTACTGGAAACATTAGCGAAGCGGCTTCTGGATTTACTTCACGTGTGGGTCAAACGGTATCTGGATTTACTGAAGGTGCTACAAGCGGAAGCTTGGGAGGCTTTAAAGAGTCTTTCTTCTCTGATTATGTACCAACACCGGGTGCAGAAGTAGCTAAAGTAACGGAATCTGCGACTTCACTTGCATCTCAACCCATTCAGCAAGGCGATACTTTGAGTCAAATTGCTCAAGCAAACAACACTTCTGTTGACGCTTTGATGGCGGCTAATCCACAAATTACTGATCCAAACATGATTATTGCAGGCGAAAGCCTCAATATTCCGTCTGTAAGCGCAGGCGGCACGGCACAAACAGGAACTAAATTACTGGATACCGTAGTAGATACAGGTACGGACGCGGCAACCGAGTTGACCAAACCACCCGGATTCTACGAAAGCGTTAAAGGCGCTTTGACACCGGGAGACGAAATTGGTTTTGGAGAAGGCATGAAAAACGCCTTCTTCCCCGAAAGCACTAGCGTAACTGATGTTTTAGATGCTCAAAAAATAAACCCAGTAAATGCAACCGCCGCTCAGTTAGAAGGTGCAAAGCTGGTTGCTTCTGAGTTAACACCTAATTTACTTAGACGATACGGCCCCATGGCGGCGCTTGGAACGGCTGCGGCGACGGGTGCGGGCTTCTTTGAAGTACCTGAAATAGAGCAAGCTAACTTCTTAGACTACAACCCTGACGGTACACCTACTACAGGTAGAGACCTGATCGACGCTGATCCCGGTAAGTACCTTGTACACAACTTAGGTCAGTTGCAGTTAAACCAAGAAACAGGTCAATATGAACCTGTTGCTAACGCAACGGCTTTTGAAGAAGAGGATTTAGTAGGTTACAACCCGCCTGAACAGGTAGCGGCATTACCTCCACTAAACCCACAAAATTACTTAACAGCTAGTACCCCCGGCGGACCTTTTGCACGACCTTACGTGACACAAGGATACCAATCTGCCGCAGATGGTGGACTCATCTTCCCGCGTCGCACAGGCGGCATAGCTCCTACTGAGGGTACTCCGGGTGAAGATAGCGTTCGAGCCATGTTGATGCCCGGTGAGTTTGTAATGACTACCGATGCAGTACGTGGTTTAGGAAACGGAAATCTTAACAACGGAATCCAGAATATGTATTCAGTAATGCGTAATCTTGAGAGCCGTGGGAGGGCTACGGCGTAATGGCTGAACAATCCACACAGATAGTCCGCGAAGCACCGGAAATTGAGGCTTATAAACTAGGCCTCTTACAATCTGCAAAAGCTCTCGCTGACCAAGGACAAACTATTCCGCCCTATATGGTCGCGGAAATGTCCGGCCTACAAATCAAGGCAACTGAATTAGCAGAAGCCGGTATTGGCGGGTATCAACCTTATTTAGAAGAAGCTGGTTTTACCCTTGGCGACGCACAATCCGCCATGGGCAGTGTTATGACAAATGCCAAGCCTTTCCAAGACGAAGCGTCAGCACTTATGACCGCAGGCGCGGCTAACATACCCGGACAGATTGAAGCGGCACAAACAGGGATTGCTGGTGCTATTACTGCGGGCGGCACGGCAACGACCGCCGCACAAAATGCTTTGGATGCCGCCGCACTGGGCGGTAGAACAGCAGCGGGCGGAGGTCAAACTGCTCTTGGTACTGCCGCAGCTAACATTCCCGGCGTAATTTCAGGTGCTGAATCTGCTAATACCGCGGCCAATGCGTTGGCCCTTCAAGCGGCTAATCGTGCCGCTGAAACAGGTACAAGAGATACATTAGGTACTCAACTCGCCGCCGCTGACCTAGCTTCCCGAAACTTGGCTTCTACCGCTGGACAAGCTGGTGTACTGCAAGCTGGTGCGGCACAAACAGGTTTAGATGCAGCGGCTTTAGCCGCGCAACAGACCGCTACTGCGGGTCAAACCGGGCTTAATGCTGCCACTTTAGCCGGACAACAAACTGCCACTGCGGGTCAAACCGGGCTTAATACCGCCGCTCAAGAAGCTTTAAATGCTAGGGCACTTGCCCAACAAAGCGGTCAGGATTTAGGAACGGTAGCGGCTAATGCAAGACAACAAGCTCTTACTGGACAAACCGATTTAGGGTCTGCCGCTGGGACTGCGCAAGAACAAGCTCGTGCCGCGGGCGCGGGAGCGCAAGCATCGGCTCTACAATCAGGTACAGATTCTGCTGCCGCTATTGCAAATGCACGTCAGGCCGTTACTGGCGCTGGTGCAGGTCTTACACAAGCAGGTATTGGCGGTTTACAAGCGGCACAAGAAGCAGGCACTGCAACAAACGCAGCCATTCAGGCCGCACGAGCCCAATCGGCTGGTGGACAACAAGCTCTTGGCGCAGCCGGGTTAGCCGGTGCAGATGCTGCTGCTCAAGCAGGACTAGGTGCAAGACTAGGTGCGGCTGGAACGGCGGCAGGTTTAGGTGGTGTATCCGATGCAGCACGGCTCGCGGCTCAACAAACAGGTGCAGGTGTAGCGGGTGCTACCGATGCAGCACGGCTCGCGGCCCAACAAGCTAGTCAGGGTTTAAGTGGTGTAAGTGGACAAGCTAGAACAGACGCACAAGCTGCTGGTGCTGGCGGAATAGGCGCTTATGAAAGAGCTATTGGAGGAATTGATGATGTTGCGACAGCGGCTAGAAATGTTGCAGGACAAGCTAGATCAGGTGGACAAACAGCAGCACAACAGGCGGCACAGCAGACTCAAACCGCAATCTCCGGCGCTAGGGGCATCACATCCGATGCTGCACAAGCTTTACAACAAGCCGGAGCATTAGGAACACAAACTGCTCAATCAGGTATTGCTGGTTTAGCCGGTACTACGGGTGCATACGATCCTGCTTCGGCTGGTTCGTTTATGAATCAATATGAAGATGCCGCCGTTCAGCAAGCTTTAGCGGATATTCAACGTGCGGGTAATATTCAGCAGCAGCAAGTTGGCGCACAAGCAGTTGGCGCTGGTGCCTTTGGCGGATCACGTCAGGCGGTAGCTGAACAAGAATTACAAAGAAACATACTGGAACAGCAGGGTCGTACCGCTGCCGGTATGCGTCAACAAGGCTTTGAAAGTGCTTCACAAAGAGCGCAACAAGCCTTTGAATCACAACAAGCTAGGGCTCAACAAGCCGCACAACTTACTGGCGCACTGGGGGCGCAAGGTTCTCAGGCAGGTATGGCCGCGGCTCAAGCCGCTGGTACACTAGGTTTGTCTGCGGAAGAACTTGCGGCACGAACAGCACAACAGCAAGGTCAATTGGGACTATCTGCCGAGCAATTGGCAGCTACAACAGGTATGTCCGCAGAACAGTTGGCGCAGCAGGGTTTAACTCAAAGCGGTCAATTAGGACTGTCAGCGTTTGGTCAGCAAGGTCAATTGGCGCAAGGTGCAAGTCAGTTAGCGTCTTCAAACTTGGCTCAAGCGGGTCAGTTGGGTATGTCTGCCGAGCAAATGGCACAACAAGGTGCTTTAAACGTAGGACAACAAGCATTGTCCGCGGAACAGCTTGCCGCCTCAAACTTGGCTCAATCAGGCCAGTTAGGTCAATCTGCCGAGCAATTAGCCGGTCAGCTTGGTATGTCTTCTGCTCAATTGCAGGGTCAGTTAGCTGGACAAGCCGCTCAAATGGGTATTTCTACAGAGCAATTAGCCGGTCAGTTGATTAATCAACAGGCTCAAACAGGACTTTCAGCACAACAATTACTCGCATCGACCTCACAGCAAGCAGGTCAGTTAGGCTTATCCGCTGAACAATTAGCAGCGACCACGGCTCAACAACAAGCTCAAACAGGTATATCTGCACAACAATTAGCGGGTCAGCTTGGTATTAGCGCATCACAGTTAGAAGGCCAATTGGCTGGACAAGCTGCGCAGATGGGTATTTCAGCCGAACAGCTTGCGGGTCAGTTAATTAATCAACAGGCTCAGACAGGAATGTCGGCTGAACAGCTTATTACGCAATCTGGACTATCCGCCGCGCAACAGGGCGCTCAACTTGGAATGCAGGCAGCACAACTCGGTCAATCTGGAGCGCAGCAAGGCGCTCAAATGGGCCTAAATGCAGCACAATTAGCACAGGCAAGCGCACAGCAAGGCGGTCAGATGGGTCTAGCGGCTCTGAATCAGGCCGGTCAGTTAGGTTTAAGTGCAGAGCAAATGGCGTCAGCCAATGCAAACGCACTGGCTACAACAGGTATGAACCTACAATCGCTTGCGGCACAAACAGGCATGAGTGCAGCGCAGTTAGCTGGTCAATTAGGCCAACAAACAGGCGCGTTAGCCATGCAGGGTGTAAACCAGCAGGCGGACATTGCAAACAGAGCCGCACAACTTGGTATATCTGCCGAACAATTGGCGGGTCAGTTGGCCAGTCAATCTGGTCAGTTGGGTCAAAGCCAAGCACAAATGGCTATGCAGGGTTCACAAGCAGGTGGGGCGCTTGGTTTACAAGGCTCCGAGCTACAAGGCCGAATGGGCGAAGGTATCGCGGGTCTTGGAACAAGTTACGGTCAGCTTGCGCTTCAGCAAGGTGAAGGACTTAGCCAACTTGGCTTACGTCAAGGCGCTCTTGGCGAACTACAACAAAATCTGGGTCAGAAAGAAGCAGGCTTTATCTTCGATGTTGGTAAGCAACAGCAAGCACAAGATCAGGCGGTTCTGGAAGCTACTCGTAAGACAGAAGTCGAGCAAATGTACGAGCCTTACCAGCGTGTAGGTTTCTTATCTGACATATATAAAGGTGCGCCGTCTAGTCAGATGGCCATATCACAGCAATCTGGCGGAAGTGTATCACCGGCTCAATCAATATTGGGCTTGGGTGTAGCGGGCTTGTCGGCAGCGGCAGGTGCTAAATCAGCGGGGTTATTTTAATGAATAGAGAAGTAATGGGCAGACAGATGTTTGCCAAAGGGGGCGCAGCTTTCCCAGACCTAAGTGGTGATGGGAACGTTACGCAAAAGGATATTTTGATGGGTCGTGGGGTAATTCCCATGCAGGACGGCGGTATGGCACCTATGCCAATGCCCGCGGCTCCCGGACCACAGATGATGCCTCCCGGTTTACCCGCAATCGACCCAAATTCCGTTGATATTAACGAAGCGGCCCAAGGTGCTATGCAGCAAGGAATTGATCCGGCTGAATTAGAAGGAATGCTTACTCAGTATGCAGGCCAAATGCAGGACTTGGAAAACGCTGAAGATTACGAAACCGTCATTAACGGTATTCGAGGCGATACAGCACCTATTGAACAGCGTTATCAAGAATTAGCGCAAGTGGTTGGACCTGAAGATTCACAACAAACGCCCGAATCAGTTTTGACTCTGCTTCAACCTGTAATGCAGATTGCAGCGGTAGATCAAGGTATTGGAGGATTAGCTGCCGAAGAGATGTCAGCCCCAGTAGAAGGGGCCATGGCAGAAGGTATTATGTCTACTGTTAATATGGGCGCTCCAGAAGCTCCTGTACAGGTCCCCGGAGGGCCTGCTCCTGTAAATTTTAACCAAGGCGGCCCTGTTCAGTATATGGAACCGGGCGGTGTCGCCGCGCCCGAAAACCGCTTTCAATCGTTGTTCGATCAATCACTTTCTATGTTTAATCAGATAGATGATCCTGCGCAAAAAGAGGCTGTATTAAACGAACAACGTGAAATGACTAAAGCGCAGATGTTATTTGACGTAGCACAAGGTGCTTTAGGGTTTGCGGCAGGTGCCGGACGCCCCGGAGCGACGCCCGCGGAACAATTAGCAAGCGCATTTCAACCTGTGTTAGGTAACATAGGCGCACGAGCCGGTGAGCTAAACAAATTTAAACAATCCCAAGCAGCCGACGATAGGCAACTGCGTCTTGGCGCTTTGCAGATGGCGGGACAACAGTACGCCGCAGAACAAGGTAGGCCTGAAGCTACAATTAAAGGTGTTCCTTTAAGTGTTTATAATGATATGACCGCAGACGATCAGCGTCTTCTTCTTTTAGGTAGAGAAAACACCAAACCAGTCATTTTGGCTAAAGGCGCTATTTTAGTAGACCCCGCTAATCCCGAAAAACCCCTAGCTTCTAATTTAGGAGAAGAGGACGAAACCTTTATTTTAGGTAGGGGTCAACAACTTATAGGTTCGGACGGTAAAATAATCGCTGAGAACAAAAGCGGTAAAGACGAAAACATTTACTCAATTGGCGGTCAGTTAGTTAGGTTTGATCCAGAAACACAAAAATCAAAAGTGGTTTTTGCCGAAGACAAACGCCAATTAATCACTGTTGATGGCACGTTGTTGCTTGTAGACCCCACCGCAGAAGCAGGATCAAAACCTGTAGAGCTTTATTCGGCGGCAGAAAACATGGAGCCCGATTACAGAGTTTTACGCGATAATGCTACAGGCTTGGTCACTTACATTGACATAACAACGAAAGAGGGCCAAGAAGCAATAGCACTGGCCAGTGCAGGTAATATGCAGGCTGGAACACAACGCTACAAAATTGGGACAATGCCTTCTGATACTACCCCTGTAGCTAAAGCCTACAAAATCGAAGGTCTGGGTGTGAGGTTGTCGTATGACGGTGGACGAACTTACGTCAGGGCCGGAGCATCTGGACCTGAAATTGTGACCATGCCTGAAGATGCGCAAGGCCTGAGTGATACGATTGCCGCAGACGTTGCTGCACGTCAACGTATTCAGCTTATGGCGGGCAATCAATTAGAAGTCTTGGACAACCAGTTAGGTATTGTTGTAAAAGGCGGTACTAATGAAAACCCGACCTCTATTTCGAAAGAAGACTCTACAATTCTTAGAGATGCAATGAAAGCCGCTAGAAACGGCACCGGTCCTTACGCAGCGTTCGACGTGTTCTTGGATAAAACGTTTGGGGGTGCAATACCCGCGGCTCGTGAAGCCTTCCAAGATACGCAGCAAAACCGACAATTCTTGCGTGGATTAATGATTCTTGGCCGATCCGCTTTGGTTGTTAACCCAAGATTCCCTGTTGCAGAAATGGAAAAAGTGGCAATGCTTTTCCCAGAACCGGATGCTGTGTTTACTAACCCTGAAACAGAAGCTAATAAACTTGTTGAACTTAAAAACTTAGCTCTAACGCAAAAACGCAACAACCTCGAACAGCTATCGCAAGGAATACAAGATTCCACGATACGGGCCTCCGTTATGGCAAACAACTTTGAAATTGATCGTTTACTTAACATGTTGGTTTCAGTGCCGACCGGAGCTACTGGCGGTGCCGTTAATCCGGACAAAGTGGAAGCTTTGCAGAGCTTAATTAGAGGCAGTAGATAGATGGCTGAAGAAAATACTCCAACCTATACCGAAATGCCTGTACTGAAACCGGCTACTTTTAGTCGGGATCAAATGCTGCAAATAGTAGATACTTTTAAAGATACCGATCAAGGTGCGGCCACTGTTGTAGCGAAAACGCTTGCTGGAGAAGTAGGTCAAGATGCTCCCGGACTTTTTACTTATGAAAGTTTAAGAGACGGGACGGCACCTTTTTTTGATTTTAGTGAACAATATAAAGGTGTTGCTCCAAACAACCGTGCGCTAACCGATGAAGAGATAATAAGCATTTTTGCGGTTGATACGGAAGGTAACCCAATTATGCCCGGCGAATTTCAAAGCGGGTTTATGCGAGAAATCATACCTCAAGGTCTTAGTTTAGCGGGTGGTTTTAAAGGCGGTCAAAAACTTATGCAAGTCGCCCCTAAACACCCCTACGTTCAGGCGGGTGCGGGTGTTGTTGGTTTCCTCGGAGGTATGTTTGCTGGTGGTAAAGCCGGAGAAGTAATTACCGACGTGACAATGGGAGAAGAGCGCCCACATACGCCGGGTCAAACGGCTGCTTACGAACAGGGTAAAACTGCCGCAGGTGTGGTGGGTTGGCTACCCTTACCTTTTATGGTTTCACCTAAAATTACTTTTGGCGCTGCCGCATACTTAGACAATCTTGCAAAAGAAGGTATAGAAAAAGGCCCACGGGCCATGCGTTTTTTACGAGGTTCTGAAAGATTACTTGGTAAAGTAGGCCAAGGTGCAAGAGATAACAAAGCCGGAACGATAGTAGGTGAATCCGCTTTAGGCGCAGGTGCGGTGTTTGGTGCGGGCGCAGCAGAAACGCAGTACCCGAACGAACCATTACCTAGAATAGGTTACGAATTTTTAGGAAGCGGCGGCGGGATGTTGCTAGGTGCCCCTCTTACTACACTTGTAGAAAACTTTGATGGTTTAAAGACCGGTTTTCGATCACTGAGCGATCAGTATCGCGCAGGCGGGGCCGGGCAAGTCCTTAATCCAGTTAAACAATACCGACAAGGTAGAGCCGTCACACGTATTTTAGAAATTTTAGAAGAAGCAGGGGAAGACCCAAAAGCAATAATCGAGCGACTAGAAGCCTCTTCTTTAAACGGGGTTTTATTAGACGAAGCGGGAAACCCCATAAAACTTACGGCTGGTGCGAAGTCCGGTAGCCCCGCATTGTTAGCCATTGAAAAATCTTTAGACCAACTTGGCATGGGTTTGGGTAAAGAAAGAACCGCTGGTGCAAAGTCTGCTATTTCGGCATTACGCACAACAATTTTGGCGTTATCTAATTCAGATGAGCAAGCTGCTTTACAAGCAGCCGCAGATATATCTGAAAGTGTCTTCAGAGCTAATTTAGATAACAACCTAAGACAAGCCACCGACCGTGTAGTTACCGCTTTTGAAAACATTGCTCCGGGTAAAGAGTCGAACATTCAACTATCCGAAAAACTTTACGATGTAGTATCTAATCAAATGGAGTTGGCTAGACGACAAGAAAAACAACTATGGAACAATGTTCCAAACGTAGAAATTACAAGTTTTGTTGATGAAGCAGGTGAAGCTACTAATGTTCCAAACTTTATAACGGTTTGGGAAAACACGTTTGCAACCGCCCCGCAAAGATACAGAGACAAATACATGACCAAACTCAAGTATTTGGGTGGTTTTGTTGATGACAAAAAAGCAGATTTAGGACTTCTTACAGATACTGATGGAAACCCAATACCTCCTACGGGCAATTTAACTACAAAAGATTTGACGTATATGCGTTCTTTAGCTTTGGATGAAGCTTCGGAAGCTATGGCCGCAGGAAACAGGAAAAGTGCTTCAATCGCTTATCAAATGGCTGATGCTCTTTTAAGAGATTTAGGTAACGTACCGCCAGAGCCGGGGCAACAAAACTTTAGAGCCGCATACGACCAAGCACGTGTTTACTCTAAAGCTCTCAATGATACGTTTACAAGAGCATTTGCCGGTGACGCGCTGGAAACAACCACGGATCGCGGCCTACGGATCGCGCCTGAATTGTTGGCTAACCGACTCCTACAGGGTGGTAATGACCCTACTTATTTACGGGTCCAACAAATTAATGACATCGGTACTTTCCAAATGGAAAACGGTATCGAAGGTGCGGAGCAGACGGTTGCTACACTTCGTGGCGTTCAAGAATCAATTTTGCGTAACGCTCGTGCAGAAGCTTTTAATCCAGAAACAGGAAAAATAAGTTTAGACTCTTTGCAAAAATGGATGGGTAAAAATAAAGATATTTTAGCCACGTTCCCCGCGTTGCGTGACGATTTATTAGACGCAGAAAAAGCAGCGATTTTATTAAACGACACTTCTCAAGCTGCAAAAATGCGGCAAGCAGAGGAAGCGGCTCAAGTAAGTTTTTATGACATTATGAATCCGGTAATGGGCGACGGCAGGCGTTTGCACGGAACTGAAAGTCCTACTACAGCTATTACAAAAGCAATAAATTCTAAAGCCCCTTACCGCAACTTAAATAGAATACTTGATCTTGTTGAGTCAACACCAGACGAAGCTTTACGCGAACAAGCGATGCGAGGGTTGCGTTCTACTGTTATGGAATGGGCCGGTACAAAAGCCGGTCTTTCAAGCTCTGGCACGTTTAGTCCCACAGTGCTTTATCAGCAAATGTTTAAACCTTTAAAAGGCTCTAAATCTGATTTAAGCCTTATGGATTGGATGGTTGAAAACCAAGTTATGGGTAAACAACAATCTAACTCTCTTCGCGAGTTCTTAACAGAAATGGTTCGGTTTGAAGCAGCAGAGGTAGATGGGTCTATTGGTGAATTAGTTGACCGTGCGGGTCCAATTTTAGATTTTTACTTGGCTATTTCAGGTTCTGCCATAGGTACAAGAATGCAAAAAGTATTTACTGGTGGTTCAGCAGGACCCGGTGCCATTACGGCGGCGAGTAAAGGTGCTGACACCATGCGTAACATTTTTGCAGACATTCCTGCTGCGCTACAAACAGATGTAATGTCCGAAATTATGCGTAACCCAGAGTTACTAGCAGCCATGATGCGTAAGCCACGAACGGATGCAATTGGCAAAAGACTTAGGGGTTACATTGGCGACACTTTGAAGAAGGGCGGTTTTAAACCAGTACGGTCTATCTTGCCCGGCACGGGACGTGAAATTCGTGAAGAAGTTGACCAGATGCTTGCGCCTGATGCTTTTGCTCCGCCTTCAGAACAACAAAACATGCCCTCAAATAACCAACAAGGGGCCCTTAATCCACCTGTTCAAACTCCCACCAAGAACAGTGGACCTGCACTTGGTCCGGTTAACCCTCCACCTGCTGCCGTTAAAACGGCGTCACAGGGATCAGGTCCTGTGGACCGGACTAAGTTTGCAGCTTTATTCCCAGAAGACCGAGAACTTCTCGGCATAGGTAGCTTAATGGGGCAAGTGTAATGAGTATTTTTGCAGAATATGGGGGCAGATCATCATATTACACGGCCAACGAACTGGATCGTTTGCAGAACCCTGAAAAATACAATTACACTCAAGAACAGTACGACGCTTTTTCGGCACAAGCACAAAGAAAGTTTGATGCCCGGCAAGCTGCGGATGACGCCTCGCAAGATGCTATTCCTTTTAGCTACGTGGGCCGCGGCTCTGGATCAACAAACCCGGCTTTTAGTTTTTCCGGATACAGTGGTCACACCAGCGGTGGTACTGCCGGAAATGTAAACTTAGGTGGTCTTGCTGGTATATTTGGCGGTGGATCAACCACAGAAACAACCGGTGGCAGCGGAGGAAACCAAGACGGTCCTGAACGAGGACCGGGTGGCAATCCACGTGAGCCGGAAGGCGAAACACAACTTAAAGCAGATGGCGGTGTAATCTACCCCGTACAACACATGGAGGCAGGCGGTATGATCGCATCCCCTTACGCAAACCCTATGAAAACACAGATGGGTCCTATTAAACCAACGCTGGTTCACGATGAAAATGTGGGTTTTTCAGTTCCGTCTAGGGCAGAACTACAAGGCTCAAGCCCCATGGGTGGTGTGGGTGGTATGTTCCAAAACATGCAACAACAGTTTGGTCAGCAGATGACTCAGATGCAGTCTTCACCGTTGAAGGTCTACAGTAATTACTTAAACGAGACTTACACAAGCCCACAAGCCGCAGAAATGCAGGCAAAAGTGACAGAGTTTGTGGACCTTGTAGATCAGGCAGAACGTGCGCACTTCGGTGCCGAAGAAAGCTTTGGTTATGGAAAACCACCCGTCCCAACACAAATGCCTATGATGCAGAATCATCGCGCAGTAATGCCTCAACCAATGATGCAGACCATGGGCCCCGGATCAATGGGTGGAGGCATAGCCTCTTTACCGCCCGCTTTTTAAAATGTTATGGCAGAGTTATCCGAAAACACGAATCTAACAATCCCACTCAAAAATATTTTGGGCATGATTGCTTTTACGGCTATTGCCACCATGGCGTACTTTTCTATCGAATCACGGCTCACGACACTAGAACACAGTGTTGAAATGACCGACATTGAAATAAAATCAAATTCAGAATTTAGAATTTTATGGCCACGCGGGCAGCTTGGTTCGCTACCAGCGGACGCTCGGCAGGACATGCTGCTCGAAGGATTAGAGCGAGACGTAGTAGAACTACGGGAAATGCAAGACAGGGTTCACGAGTTAACTATCCGTATCGGTACATTAGAAGCACTTTACGACACAAGCCAGTCTGAAAACACGAACTAAACATGGAAATAATGGACGCCATAGGGGTAGTTTGGCCCATAGCGGCGGCATTCGTGACTCTGGTAATTGTGCTTGCAAAAATGCACAGCGACATTGAACAGATAAAAGAGAAGATCAGAGTGTTGTTTGATCTATGGAACAAAAAGGACTAGCGAAGCCAGTCTTGAACGTCCTCACCCAACACCTGCCCTGCTATATCAATCTTACTACGCAAAGCCCCTAATATCTTTTCGTCAATAGTGCCCGGTGACACTAGGTCAATATAAGTGACCTTATTAGACTGGCCGATACGGTGCGCACGGTCTTCAGACTGTAGTCTAATCTCCAAGTCATAACTGTTGCTGTAGTAAATGACAGTATTAGCGGCTGTTAGTGTAATACCGTATCCACCTGTTTTAGGTTGACCCACAAAGAACCGCAAAGGGTTGTCCGGGTCTTGAAAGTCCTCAACGATCTGCTGGCGCTCATCTTGTGGAGTAGCACCATAATAGGTTGCGACCGATTCGGGCCCGAACCGGTCGCGCAGGGCATCAGCTACCTGTTGGATGTCGTGTGTATACGTCGCCCAAATGATTGCCTTACCCTGAAACTCTTCAGTGATGTCGAGTAATTCGTTCAAACGGTTACTTTTGACCGTCTGTATCTCACCATCATCTGGCTGCAAATGTCCGCAGCAAATCTGTTGTAATCTCATAATCTGTGTCAGCACACTCGCTGTCGTGGCTAACTCCCCGCTTTCTAGTTTCGCGAGCGCAAGCTTTTTCATCTGCATGTACAGCTTGACTTGTTCGGGGGTGAGGGAAACGTCCCTACGGATATAAACTTTGGCAGGTAGATCAAGGCAATCGACCTTTAGAACCCGGCTACTAAACCGGTCTAACTTTTCAGATAGTTCGTCTAAACGTCGGTAGCCCACAATCTGTTGGAAGCTGCGATGACCCATTTGGCGTTTCTGCACATTGGCGTACCGCGCTTGGAAAGCATAGTAGCTATTAAAGCCTAATGCCTTTTCGGCAAGGAAGTTACATTGGCTAAACAGGTCCATAGGGCTCTTAGTTATCGGAGAGCCGGTCAATACCCGGCGGTATTTAGCCCGTTTCTGTAAAGCTATGATGTTCTTCGTTCTCGCAGCCTTCCTGTTTTTAATTGTAGTTGATTCGTCAACAATGACAATGTTATCCGGGTTTTGATACAAGAACGCTACGGCTGCTTCTGTCCCACGTGGTGATGAAAAAGCCTCTGTATTCATAACAAACACTTTTAATTTAGGATCACGGTCCACGATAAAATCTTTTAAATCAGTCTCAAAACGCTGGGTCTTTGCGGGAATCCATCGCATAATGTGACGGGGGATGCGCTTTGGCAAATGTATTGGTACTTCACCTTTTACCCAGTTGTCATAGACCCCCTTTGGCGCAACGATAAGAGCGGCTTTAATTTTGCCCTTTTCATACAACGCGCCCATCGTGTCGATTGCTACTTTGGATTTACCTGTCCCCATTTCCATGAGTAACGCATAGAACTCCGCGTCCCACGACTCTTCAAAAGCAGTTCGCTGGTGTTCATATGGTTGGGTCTCATATTCGTAACTTTGCATTCTTGCCCCTATTTTTTAAAAACGCTTGACTTTCATATTGTATAAGATAATATCTGTAATTGTCAAGGCCCAAAGAGGTGCCTTTAACCACGAAAGGAGAAACACGATGAGTGACCTAGAAAGATTGATGGAGCAGGACTTTGAACAAACGAATGCTACATCTGTTGAGAAAATTGACCAGCAAGGGCTAACTTCGGTTGCCGCGTTGGCCAGAACAATCCGTGATAAAGAAGCAAGAATTTCTGATCTTGAGCAAACGCTTAAAGAACAGAAGAAGGAGCTTTTGAAATTAACGGATGAGGAGATGCCGTCGATGCTTGCAGAGATCGGTATGTCTTCCTTTGCACTAGATGACGGATCAACCGTCGAGGTTAAGCAAACCTATGGTGCGTCCATTCTCGTTGATAAACGTCCTGAAGCCTACGACTGGCTACGCGATCATGGGCACGATGACATTATTAAAAATACTGTCTTGTGTCAGTTTGGCCGTGGAGAGGACGATCAAGCGGGTGCCTTTGCTGCTTTTGCGCAAAAGCAAGGGTTTATTCCAGAACAAAAAACCGAGGTGCATCCTCAAACGTTACGTGCGTTTGTCAAAGAACGTTGCGAAGCAGGAGAGGATTTTCCGATGGAGTTGTTCGGAGCATGGGTAGGTCAACGCGCAGTAATTAAACGAGGTAAGAAATAATGACTAAGAAAAGCGAAGTAGCCGAAGCAGGCAAAAAAGATGTGGCAGTATTTAATCCTGCCATGATGGAACAGGATGCCGGAGCAGGCATGGACAACATGGGGACTGAAGACTTAGCTCTTCCATTCCTTAAAGTCTTGTCGGGTAACGATCCTGTGTTGGACGAAAATGAAACGGCACGTAAGGGTGATATATACAACACCGTTACTGGTATTCCGTACAAAGGTAAGGATGGGGTGCGAGTAGTACCCTGCGCTTATCAGCGTAGGTTTATCCAGTGGGCTCCGCGTGGCAGCGGAAGCGGTGCGCCCATGGCAATTTATGAACCGGGAGAAGAACGTCCAAAGACAGAGCGTTCGCCAGATGACAACAAGGAATATGTTGCAAATGGTGATGGGTCTTACATCGAAGAGACCCACCAACACTTTGTCCTTCTACTCAACGATGACGGGTCATACGAGACCGCCCTCATCGCAATGAAATCCACACAGCTTAAAAAGAGCAGAAAGTGGAACAGCATGATGGCGTCTCGCTCAATGCAAGGTCAGAACGGGCCGTTTACACCTCCCC